GTTTTAAGTCTGGAACCTGCAAGTCTCACTTTTGTTACACTTACCTTGGGTATACGACAAGTATAAAGATAAGAAACTAAATCTCTAAATGCCCTTGCCCATCCTTCCTTTGAATCAGCTACGGAAATAACATCATCTGTATGTTCAAATTCCCTATCAGGTATAGTAGGTAAACCACTTACATATTGCCTCTCTACAGAAAAGCCTACTCCTGTACCATTCATTAGTATGTACAACACTTCATCAAATGCTTTAGGATTATCTATAGGTATATAAGAACAGTTGTACCCTGCTATGTTTTCTCTTTCCAATGCCTTTCCGGAAGTCATTAGAGCCCTCATACTCGGCATAACTTGTAAAGATAAAATATGCTCTTCTAACTCTTTCCACAGTTCATTCTCTAATTGAACACCTAAATTTTTATCTAGATGCATAACGAAAAAATTAAAAAGTCTTGCTACGGTTTCAGGCCAAGTTTCCCTTCTTTTCTCATCTTCTAACCATCGAGAGTATCTTGATAGATGTATAAATGCTTGATATTCTGTTGGTAAATAATTATTACCTGCCATTCTTTTCTCCGTATTCTAGCTCTAATAGTAACTCTGCATAATGTATAACCTTTTGTATATCTTTTGCTCCACCTTTAAATTTATGTCTACAAATATACTTTATAATATTTCCTTCACAAAAATCTAATTTGTTTTCTTGAATAAAAACTACAGGCTGTATAGTAAAATCTTTATAATGGTCTCCTCCTACTTGCTTTTCTGTAGCTAATTTATCTTTTAAATTCTTTAAATTATTAGCTACCTTCTCTTCTTTAATTCTTCTTGCCATATACTCATCATGTCTTTCATGTACACTCATTTTTTAAAATCCACTATTGTTACATTACCTTTTTGTATAGGTTTATTTCCTATTTCAGGTTTGTTCACTTCTACCTCTCTAAAAATTGCAGCTTGACCATGTACAATCACCTTATCTAATTGTGTTTCAAGCAATTCAATAAAACCTCTTAATATTACGTACCCATCAGTAACCTTGTTTTCTTCTGTTGTATCATAGGCCATAAATTCAGATAGACCATTTTCACTATCCTGTATAATAATAACAAAAGAATTTTTTGGTAAAGAAGTTTTAAATTTTTTAAATTTCTTTTTACTATTCATTTTATCCATTCCTTTGGAATAAAACTTTCATACCATTTAAAATTATGCCTATCACACCAACCACCGTAAGTTGTTTTAGATCCTTTGTATAACTTATTGTTAGCTCTCATAAACAAAAAACGTATGTCTAGTTCTGGATGCTGTTTACGAATCAACAGATGCTTTCCCCTATCTTGAGATTCAAATTTACCTTTTACTTCTATATAAAAATCTTTTTCTTTTATATAAAAGTCAGGAGTATATGTACAATTTCTAATATAATCTATCATAGTCTTTTCATATTCAAACTGTACAGCATTCTTAACTAGCTGTCTAGCTATATCCAATTCAAAATTAGACCGATACCCATGTGCTCTTTTCATGATTTATATCTTTTTATATCCTTGGGAGGAAAAGCATCAAACAAAGCTCCTGATTCTTCTAGAGCAAAATCAAATATCTTATAAGACTTCTTTTTCATTTTCTCTAAACTCTCTGTCCATTCAGCCATGTAAAAACATACCAAAGCTCCTTTATTAAGTACTTCTTTAATTTTATTTAAATCTTCTATAAGCAATGCTGTTTTTTTATCATAATCATAATCATCCCACCCACCACCTTCATAAAAACTTTTACAAACTCTTATTGGTATGCTCGTAGAACTTGTTCTTAACTCTCTGATAATATCAGCTCCACCTTTCTGATCTTCAGAATCTGGAAAAGCATACCAGACATTGTCGTTCATATATATATCAGAAAAACTGACATCCGTTTGAAAATATATAGGCATTATATTTCTCTTTTTTTAAGCTTGCTGTACCATACAGATTTAGGAAAACGAGCATTGGAAGATACTTTTCTGTGCATGATAGAATTAGGCCAACATGCCCTCTTAAAATCACAAAACCCACAGATACTAGAAAGCAATCTATTTCCAGTATTTTTTATAGTACCATCACTGGCCTTATACGTCTCTTCCTTATCTGTAAAACATCTTTTAAATTTCTCTCCTTTCATTAGGGCTTTTAAATTCTTTTCTGCTAGGGCCAATGCCTCTTTTCTATCTTCTTCCTGTACTGCAGGTGCCTCACAAACAGTCCACTCTCCACTAGCCTTATTAACAACTATCCACCCACCAAAATCTTTGTTCCTTGCTTGGCTGTACAAGTGTCCCTGTACAATATACCCAAACACATCATCTTCTTTTATTTTTTTGTAACCACCTAAATTTCCAAATTTATGTTCAAATGCATAAGGACTTGCTGATTTAATATCCCATACCTTTCCCTCAATCTCAACATCTAATGTACCAGAAATAGAATTTTTTCCTAATTGTAAATTTACTTTTTCTTGTTCAGCCTCAACGTCTACTTTTGCCGATTTCATTACCAAAATGGTAAGGGCCTCTATCATATCTCCAAACACAAATCGTAAAATAGAATTATATTCTAGGTTCTTTTCTGCACCATCCCTTTCCATTTTCTGCTGACAAAGAGGCCTGCCTAAAGAAGACATACGTGGTCTCCATTTTTCTTTCTTATTAGAAAACTGTCGAACAATAGATTTTCCACAAGCTTCTTTAAATTCTTCTACAAGCTTGGGATCTAGATCGGTACCCTCTTTGGATACACGATCTAGAAACCCTTGTACTTTATGAAGTATAAAGCTATTCATTAATTACAGAATCATATTCTACTTTATCTGAAGTGGCTAACTGGTATGCCTTCATTACAGTATCATTATAAAATTTAACAGATTCCATAAATTGACGCAAGAGAGCATCGTCTTCTTCACAATGTGTAACTGTCTTTTGAGGTGTTAGCTCTGCATGGAAGTAGATGTTACCACCTTTTTTCTTCCGTACTGAAGACAGCCCAATATTTATCAACCACATAGGCTGATTTTGTCTACCTAGGCTTCTTAGACAGTCATTCACAGGAGAAAAATTAGCTCCCTTTGCGTACCATATACAAGGAACATCTTTAACAGTAGTTTTACCACCACTTTTGTTCTTTGCATTCTCAAATGAGACTAAACCATAAAGGTTTTGACTACACTTGATACTCTTCTGTACAGCCCACTCCGGACTATCCTTTGGTAATGCCTCTAAAGTTTTACGGTCTAGTTTACCACACTTTAGCCCACCTTCAGTATCATAGAAATCACTATCGAAAGACGGTGCCTGTACAGTTTGACAAGAAAATGCAGCTTGTTCATTATCCCAAACAAAATAGGAATAAGTACGCATGAAAACTCTCATGCTTGCTTTTTCTCCATACACTGTTTCTTCAGATGTGTACAAACTAAACCACCCTCTAGGCAAGTTATTACCCTCGTTATCTTCAGAAGCATGATTGATTGCCAATCTACCTAATGAAGATTTGGTCTTAGAATAGTCCATTTGACCTGTTAGTTTCATCATATCCTCTGTAGAAACCTTAGATAAGTTCTCTGGCAGAGTAGTATTCATTGTGGTTAATTCGGTCATGATTTATAAACCTCCTTCATGTCTAACCAATTGTTACCAATTTTAATTTCGATTCCTATCGGCATATCATAATCAATATTGTATCTATGTTTACATTCTTCAGGCAAAGACATCATAGCTTCTTTCATTGTCTCTACAGCTAAATCCTGCTCTTCAGGATACACATCCATTATGATTGAATCGTGTACTGTGTTACATATTATACTGTGCATTTTACGATCTGTCAACAACTTTTTTAACTTTATCAATGCAATAGGTAGGAGATCAGCTGTAGCAAACCCTTGTACAGGATAATTTTTAATTGCTGTTGAGTTAGAAACTCCACCGTATCTCGTTCTATATACATCTTTAAAATTATAATATCGGCCAGAAGGAAGTACAACACGTTTATTAGTAATAGCATCATTTTGTAATTGTTCATGCCATTGAGTAATCTTGCTGTACCTCTGTTTAAATGCACGATAATATTCCATCTGCTTTGGTGTGCCAAGTAGACCACCATACAAAGGTTTAAATGTGTCAGCCTTTGCATCCTGTCTAGATACACCAAGAACAGATGCTGTAAATGCGTGTACATCAATATTATTTCTAACATCTTCGTACACCCTATTATCCTGAGCTAAAAAACCGGCTACCCGAAATTCTAACTGCGAATAATCTCCTTCTAGAATACTCCCACCTTTCCATCTACTTATTACTACTTTACGTACAGGAAAGGTACCACCTCTTGGCATATTTTGAAAGTTAGGGTTCCTTGAGGATAGTCTTCCTGTAGACGTAACACATTGCATATAATGTGGATGTATTCTACGTTTTTTATCTAAACCTTTTTCTATTCCCTCAACAAAGGTTTTCAAATATGTTTTAACAGCATTGTATCTTACATAATTTTTCATAAAAACTTTTTGATTTTCTTTTGCTGTAAGTACTAATCTTTCCAACGTTGGTCTGTCCGTCTTAAATCCATGAATAGTCAAATCATTTGTATTTGTTGCATGTATACCTAAACCTGCATATTCTCTTGTGGGTTTATATACTACACCCTTTTTATTACAAGTTATACAGATACGTTTCTGTTTACCTATCGTTCCATCCTTTTTCAAAACATACTTGTATCCAATTCCCCCACAAGTCACACATCTTTTCATAACCGTTTTGAACAGAGGTTTTGTAAGTCTAACCATACTATGTTGAAAAGCTCGAACACTTAAAGCTTTAGGTCTCCTTTTCTTTTTTGTATTCCCCCTAAGCTCATAACCTAAGTTAAAATATTGTGCCCATTGTTTTTTATCTAGTACTTTTCTAGAAAATATAATTTTTGATCGGTCCTCAGGGCTATCTAAATTCATAGGAGTATCTCCCATTAGTATCTTTACCTCTTTGTTTAAATAGTCTTTCAATTGCTGTACTTCTTTCATGTACACAGATTTTATTTCAAATAGATTCTTGAGACCTATCTGTATACCTTCATTCTCTACATCACAAAGCACTTCACAAAATTCGTTCATCAAATAAATGGTAGGCTCAAGTTTTCCATCCAAGTTAGAATATTGAGCATGAAATAACTCCTTCGTTGCCTGTACGTCAGCTCTTCCGTATTCTTCTACAATTTTCCAAGGTATGTCCTCAAACGACACATTTTTTTCAAAAAATTCATTGGTTAAACCAGTTTTCTTCTGAGAGACAGCATAACGTTCACAGCACTTCTCAAGAGATAAAGGAATCTTTTCTCCACCTTGCATGACATATTCCACTATCATAGTGTCATGTACATTTCCAGTATAGGTAAATCCACAAGCTCTCAACCATTTTAAGTCAAATTTTATATTGTGGCCTACTAATAAAGTTGTGTTGTCTAAAACCTTTTGTAATATTTCTTTTGCATTTGGAGTAGGTTCTTTTTCCCTGTGAAAGAAACAAAGGTAATTTTCATCAGATTCTGTAATATAACCAACAGAAACTAACATATTTCCTGTGTAGGGATCGGCATCAGTTTTTTTATCCTCGTTTACTTTGTATGTTGTTTCTATATCTAATATTGTTGTTTTCATTTTGTACTTCTAGCACCTCTTACACAATATAATTGAGCATTCTGTACACCGTACACCTCTTTAATTTCTAGTGTAACTCTTATTTTTTCCTGTTCACACTCTCCTTCTGTATTATATTCACGTATTTCTAATTTAGGATCACCATTAAAGGCAATAAGAATGTATAATAACCATACTGTTTTCATTTAATTAGCACCTCTGAATCTGTTTCAATCCATACTCTAGCTCCACAAGATAAAGGCTTGCTAGGTCTGTAAATAACCTTACTACCTCCTAATATATCCACCTCATGTGCATACGTATTATCTTTATAAGTTTTAACAGTAATGACAGGTTTATTTGTTCCATGTTTCTGATTAAATTTTATATTATGTTGATTTATATGTATTCTTTTTTTCATGAGCAAAACCTATTTAAATAGTTTGAAACAAAATCTTCTATAGAGTTACTCCTATAATGGGGAGATATTTTTCCATTAAAAGGTTTCCATCTTCCTGTAGTCCAATAGTATATATAAGGATGTTCTTCTTTGTTATAAATTTTTAATGCAAGAGCCTTTAGCCTGTCCTCATATTTAATATTATATTCTTTTAAGTACTTTTCTACTTCCTCTAAATTTTGATTTGTATCTCTTCTAAATACAGCTTCTCCTTTAGAATTGCTCTTATAATACCTATACCCACTTGTCAATACTCTTCTCCTGTATACAAAAATATAGGTGTAGTTTCCCCCATCCATGCTCCTACTACATTAAAATCAAAATATTCCATTGCCTGTTCTTCCGTCATACCATCCTTCTCTATAAGTATATTTATACATTCATGTACATCATACACTAATAAATCCGGCTGGCCACATCTTCTACCAACACCTACTATTGCTTTATCAAATCCATCAGCTTTTAACATATTCTACTCACACTGAAAAACTTTCTCCACACCCACACTCAGATGTAGCATTGGGATTAACTATCTTTAAATATGATCCGGCTATGTCATCTATAAAATCTATTTGTGTACCAAGAATGTACATGGTAACAAAAGGATCTATATAAAGAAAACCTTTATTTAAATTTATCATATCATTTTCTTCAGCAGTTTTAGGTTGCTCTTTTAAAAGATCCCATTTGTAATTAAATCCTGCACAGCCTCCCCCATCAACCGACAGGGAAACCCCCTTAACTTTATTTTTTATTACAATCTTTGATAGGTGTTTATTTGCTTTATCTGTTATTGTAACTACGTTTGCTTGTTCTTTTGTCATGGTAAATACCTAGCTTTCTGTATATCTATTCGACATGTAATTGTACCATGCCAACCAGATAATTTATTTTTAGAAACACAAAGATGACGAATATAATCCTCTTCATCTCCAAAATTTTTTCCTATACCTATAATAATGTCGGCCTCAGCTGCCTTTCCTGTTCTACTATTTTCCAACATACTAAAATCTATCTCCTGTCTATTATGAGCTTCATAAGATGCTTGGGACACAGCCCAAATCATACAATCATTTCGTTTAGCCATTGCTCTTGCATTTTCATATACAGCTCTTAATTTTTCATCTACTCTTGAATATACTCCTTTTATATTTACTTTGTCAAGTTGATCTATAAAAACAATATCAGGTTTATTCACTTCTATAAATTTATCCACCTCTCTCATAGAAATTCCTCTTCCCTCTAACATGAGTAAGTTTTCTTTTACCTCTTTATTATACACTTCATTTACTACTTCAATATCTTCTTGTAACTCATTGATATTCTTATCTAAATAGGCACAAAACACTCTCCCTTTTACAAGTCTGCCGGGTTCTTCATTTGCAAAATAGGCTATTTTAAAACCTTGTCTAATATACTCGGCTACCAAATAAGAACAAAAAGTTGTTTTTCCAGTTTCTGGTCTTGCAAATATCACACCAAGATTTCCTCTACCTACACCACCTACCCTATCCTGTAAAGGAACCAAACCAAATTTAAACTCAAATCCTTTATTCCAAGATTCTAAAAAGTCAGAAACACTATCTTCTACTCTGACATAATTAGTGCTGTCCTCCGGTTGCTTATTTATAAGCTCATCTAGTAAAACTCTTAATCCTTCATAATCACCCTCATTGCCTAACCAAATATCTGTAGCCTTTGAACTTATCTTCTGTGCTTTGTTTCTTCTCCAAAAATTAGCTATAAGATCCTGCATCATTTCAGGACTGTCTTGTACATAATGCGTTAACTCTTTTATAACCGATTCTATAGATTCTCTAGAGGAATCCGGCATAGAAGGAAACCGATCCCTATGTAATTGCAAAAGCATTTTTGTTGTTAAGTCTTCTCCGTACTTATCATGTGCAAATGCTATAGTATCAAATACAGTACCAACACCGTTAGCAAACATTTCTTTATCTACAACATCACTTGCTTTTTTATAAAATTCATTGTTAAGACACTGTGCTAAAATTTGTTTTTCAATTGTCAACTCACTTGCCTTTCTTTCGGTAATCCACGACAAGTAAAGTTAGCAGCAAGTGTCCTTCTTTCTCCCTTTCCAAAAAATGGAGTAACAGAATGAAATAGCCAATGAGGAAATATTATCATCTTCCCCTCTTCCGGAAATACATACTCAGAAGAAGGATGTCTAAGATCCAACATTTCTTTTCGTGAAGTTACACCCCAAAGTAATTGTGTAAACCCATCAACATCTCCTGATGCATTGTTGTGATCTAATTCTATGTAACCTTTATCATCTTTAATACTTTTTGATTTTTCTTTTATACAATCAGGAACTTTTAAATATAATACAGAAGACATACCTATAGGAGTAACATCTGTTTCTACACCATGATCATGTAGTAAATTATAATCTCCAGAAAAACTATGTACAGTCCAACATTCATACGCATGGGCTGTCAGTTCTCTCTTAAATCCTTGCTTTAATAATTTTGTAGCACAATTGTCAATGGTGTTTTTAAACTTTTTTCCAAATCCTGTATCCATAGGAAAATCCAATTGGGCTGATTTTTTATCCTGTCTTATTTGGCCTACAAGCTTAGACGCATAATCTTCATTAGCCGGAAGGGTAGTTTTATCAACATATTCATTAATTTCATCAACGAAATCTTTTGGAAAGTAAATAGTGGCCATAGTTAACACTGGTTTTGCCTCTAATCTAATTTTTATCTCACCCATTAAATTCTCCTAAAATTTTCTCTTTTGTCCAAGTTTTTATATCCTTATCCAAAAGCTTAACACGTGTTTGTATATGTACACTCAGCTCCTTGGCTATGTCAAGTGATTTTTTTGATGCATCCTTATCAAGGGCCACAATAGCCAATTTAAACCCACCTACTACATGTGGTATGTGTTCTTTAAGTAGGTTAGTTCCCATGAGAGCTACTCCACACACACTAGATATAGTAACAGCACAAGCAGATGCACAATCTTCTACTATAACACAAGTATCACTTTTATTTTTGGTAACAAACGGAAGCTTAGAAGATGCATATCGTTTCCATTTTGGTTTTCTTCCTGTCAGACTTCTGCCAACAGCATCTACTATAGTACTATTCCGGTAAATACAAAATACACACCTATCCTCTTTCACATCATACTGTAAATTACAGAATCGGTGTTTGTAAGCATACTCTACATTATTATTTTTAATATAATCCATAGCCTTAAAGCTTCTTTCTATAGAAACCCACGTTGCTGTTTCCAAGTTAAATTCTATTTCCTGCCTTTTATTTTCTGTTGGCCTCGACACCCCCTTCTGTATTTTTCCACTAATATTACAGCTGGCATAGAAGCAATTATACAAAAGAATATTATGCTCATTACTGACAGAAAAAGAGTTAGCATGCCCACATACAGGACAATTACCCCTATATGATAACCCTTCCGGTACAGCCATTGTTTCAATGTAACCTCGTATGTCAATCATTATTTTTCTGTTGTTTCTATCCTAATTTGTACTAAATTTGCATCCTCTACGGGAATGTGAAAAAAAGGTTCTTTAAGATGTGGTGATTTCGTAAATCTAGAATTTTGTATAGTACCTACAGAAGATTTGTCAACAACATCAGCATCTATAAACCATGCTTGTTTTAAATCACCATTGAATACTACAAATTTAAAGATATGGTCAGGGTATTTCTCTTTCCATATATTTATCAATCTCTGTTTTCTTTCTGGTATTCTTATTTCCTTCCAAGCATGATTCCAGTTATCTCCCCATTGGGTTTTCACTTCTACTTCAAAAAAATGTTCTGAAAACAATTTTGTACTAGAAAAATCTTTCAACATGTATCTTGCATATATATCAAAGTTATAGTTTTCTTTATTAACTATGTTAATATAATCATTTTTAGTTAAATAATCTACCATAACTTTTCTAGCTTTTTTATCATGGATAGTATAAGATAATTTGTCAAATGATCTGTTTCTGTTTATATGCTTTTCCATATTTAATACCTTAATAAATTATTAACAATTTATTATTATAATAATGTCAGAGACCTTGTCAACAAATATAAATAAATAAATTGCTTGACAAGTTGTACATAGAGGGTATAATAATATAATATGAGGGAATTAAGTGAAGAATTTGAAAAAGAGGTTACGGAACTGGTAAAAAACTATACCAAAGAGGGTATGCATTTGTCAGATCAAATTACTATATTAGGATACCTATGTTTAGACTTTTGTGAAAAGAGTTTTCCGGATTCAAGAATTGGCTACACTCACTTCTTAACAATTCTTATACAAAGAATCATCCATGATATGGGAGATGAACCTCCAAGTAAAAAAATAGTAATACATTAAGGAGAAAAGCAGTGTTTAGTTTTTTGTCAGGAATAATTACTGGAATTGTCAAGAATGTCTTCCTGTTTTTTTTCATTAGAGATAGTGGTAAAAAAGCCGAAAGGAGAAAGAACCTTGAAAAAGCCAATAAGCTTCTTAGAAAATATCAAGATGTTGACAGTCGTAGTAGGAATCTCAAGTCTGTTATTAGCAGGTTGCGTAGGAAGTCTGGGAAATTGGACAAATAGTATCTGTCCACCCTTTCCTTGGCCTTCTGAAAACATAGTAAATAAACTCGAACAACAAGCACAGGCTGACGAAGAATTTGCCGATTGGCTTGTAAGAATCATAATTCATGGTGAAAAAATAGATATTTGCCTAGGAGTAGAATAATGACACTAGCTTATTTTGATAAAAATGTATTTGATGTACTCAAAGCTAAATACTTAGCTGAAAAAGATATAGCAAAGGTAAATTTGTCAATCTTACATAACAAAGCTGTAGGAATTGGTGAACATTCAGATATTGTCAGTGAAGTCGATAAATGGATTAAAATTATTGCTGATGTAGAGGATAAACTAGCTGTGCTAGAAAACCAAATGCCCTTGACTGCTGAAAAATATTCTGAAAATGAATGACGAAGACTATGAAGTAGAAGTCAGAGTTACTATCAAAAAACCAAAGTATTTTCCCAATTTGAAAGAAAAGTTATACAAGGACTTGACAGAGCAAATTGAGAGTGGTACTTTGGTTTTTGTCATTATAGATGTTGATGAATATATGAGGTGAAAATATGATATACACCATCAAATTAATGGATGAAAAAGAAAATGTACTTTTGTCAGTTCGTACCAATAGTATAAATTTGTCAAGACGATCTGATCAAAAGATGCTCTGTCAGAAAATGTCAGAGGTTATAGAAGAAAAAGATAAAAATCAATTGGAGATGAAATTGTCAGAGGTCAGAGATGGAGTTGTCGAATGGGAAAAATAAAAGCATGGCTAATGCTCATAGAAGAAACCATAAGAGAAGTAGAAGGAAAGGATTTGTCAGAAGTAATAACTCATGTACAGGATAAAGTATTTCCCAAACCTTCTGCCTCAACGATTAAAGATGTATATAAAACTAGGAATGGAGAAGATGAAGAGTAAAGAAGAAATACTTAAAAAAAATACACAAGACTTGAATAAACAATTATATATAGCATATAAAAAAATAAAGGATTTGACAGATAGATTAAATGGAATTAAGGTACAGAAAAGTAATGAAGAGAAAGAAAAATATTATGACTGAAAAGAAACCGATAGAGATAAGTGATGAACTGTTAGATTTTGTCAATGTTGTCAAAAAACTTACTGATGATATTAACGAGTGTGGAGTGGACTATATTACTTATAAAGAAGTAGCCTGTATTTCAGACGGAGTGAATAATCTGAAAGAAAAATTTAATTTAAAACCTAAATTCTTTGTTCCCGAACACGGAGAGAGCAAAGGTAAAAAAGTGCCATGCCATTGGGATGGTCTTGTCAGACCAAGTCATCCAGAAGCATGGAAAGGAGAAGAGTGATGAGTAAATATCATTTCTTTTTAAAGAAAG